CCAGAAGGAAGCCGCTGGTATGGTTGAAGCAATCGGACCACAAGTTCAAGTAACTTCTGGCGATGTTTCAGTTATCTACCAAGGTGACGTTATTCTTGGTCGCTTAGCATGTGGTGCGGATTACCTAAATCCAGCTGCATCAGTTGAATTATACGTTGGTGCTTCTGCTCCTTCTGCATTCTAAGACTATTTATACGGGAGCTTCGGCTCCCTTTTTTTTATTTATATAACTATGGCATTTCCTACCACTAATGCTACTGCTGAATTACCAGCGGTAAATCAAATATTGCAGACGGTTGGTCAAGCACCTGTAACGACTCTCGATCAAACCAACCCAGACGTTGCGATTGCATACGATACTCTGTTACAGGTGTCAAGGGAAGTCCAAGCAGAAGGCTGGACATTTAATAAAGAATTTAATTATCCGTTCACACCAGAGAATAATGAGATAGTAATACCTAGTAATGTTTTACAAATAGATTTAACTAGAGATGAATCCAGCAGTAGAGATTACGACGTAGTAAGAAGAAACGGAAAACTATACGACAGGCGTAAGCATAGCTTTAAATGGACTACTGAAATGAAATGTGATGTAGTGTGGCTATTTGACTGGGTTGATTTACCTCGTCCAATACAAGACTACATAGTTTCTCGAGCTGCTTGTTTTACTGTAAGCAGAATTGTTGGTGACGCTAACTTATACAGAATGTGTCAAGAAAAAGAACAATACATGAGAGCACAAGCTTTGGAATACGAATGTAACCAAGGTGAATTTACTTTCTTTGGACATGGAAAAGACGGTAATAAATATATAAGTTATGAACCATTTCATGCACTACAAAGATAATGCCTAATGTTACACAAACAATTACAAACTATCTAGGTGGCGTATCTCGTCAACCTGATACAAAGAAAATGCCGGGACAAGTAGTTGATGCTATCAATGCTTATCCTGACCCTACCTTTGGTTTAACAAAAAGACCCGGGTTTAAATTTCTCAAAAATTTAGGAAACGAGAATATATATGCCAATGCTAAATGGTTCTACATACACAGAGATGGAGACGAGAAGTATATAGGTTGTATTAAAGGTACAGCTATTTATATATGGAACGCTACGTCAGGTGTAGCAGCAACAATTACATATACTGGTTCAGCTAATACCAACTATTTAACAGGTACTACAGCTAATGACTACGATGTCTTAACTGTACAAGATACGACTTTAATTACTAATAAAACTAAGACAGTTACTACACAAGCTGCACCATCATTTACTGCTAATAAACTTGGTACTGTAAGACTTCGTGCTGTTACTGTAGCCACTACTTACAGCGTTACAGTTAATGGTTCTACAGTTACTTATACAACACCGAATGATTCAGCTAGTGCTGATACAATTCTGACAAGTTTAAAAAATAGTATTGATGGTTTAAGTATTTCTGGACTAACTGTAACCAGACTAGATACTACACTAGAACTTAGTCGTACCAGTGCATTTACCTTATCTGGTAAAGGTGGTATGGATAACGAAAGATTAGAAACATTTCAAAACCAAGTTGCTAATGTAACTCAGTTACCAGATAGATCTTTAAACCACAGAATTGTTAAAGTTTTAAATACTGCAAGTAGTGATGATACTTACTACGCCAGATTTAAAGCTGACAATGGTACATCAGGTGTAGGTTACTGGGAAGAATTTATAGCTCCAGATGTATCTCCCGGATTAACTGCATCAACCATGCCACATGAGTTAATAAATACAGGAACAAACGCATTTACATTTAGAGAAGCTACTTATACTGCACGTCTAGTTGGTGATGATACAACTAACTCACACCCTAGTTTTGTAGGTAAGAAGATACAACAAGCATTCTTCCATAGTAGTCGTCTTGGTTTCTTGGTTGACGATAATGTTTCTCTTAGCCAAGCTAACGAGTTCTTTAATTTCTACCATGTATCTGCCAGAACACAGATAGCTTCTGACCCAGTTGATCTAAGTACATCTAGTATTAGACCAACACTTTTAACAGGTGTTTTACCAACTGCGCAGGGTTTGATCTTATTTAGTAAGAACCAGCAGTTTTTAATGTATGCACCTAACGGTTTATTTACACCTACTACAACTATTATTCGTGGTATCTCTAACTATGAGATGGACATCAATATAGATCCTGTAGACAATGGTAGTACTATAAATTTTTTAAGTAAGACTCCCGGTTACACACGTATCTACCAGATGCGTACAGCTGGACAAGAAATGAACCCAACTGTTTTAGACATTGGAAGAGTAGTTTCGGAATATATACCAAGTACAATTACTGATTTAGTAGCTAGTCCACAGAACAGCTTTATTGCTATGTGGGGTACTACAAAACCAGACGTTTATTTCTATAGAACATATAGTGATGGACAGCAAGAAGTAATGCAAGCTTGGTTTAAGTGGCAGTTACCGGGACATGTACAGACTATAGCTGTAGACTCTGACGTTCTTTATGCAGTAACTATGCAAGGTGGACAATACACTCTATGCAGTGCCAGTCTTAACCAGACTCCAGAAGAAACAATTCTTGTTAATGCTGATGGAGAAAAGATGAACCCTTGTATGGATTTATATGCAACAGCGAGTTCTGTTGTCTATGACCAAACAGATCCAGTTAACCCATTTAGTAAATGTTATATACCTTTTAATAATGTAAACACTTTGTCCCCAGTTCTTGTAATTGGTAGTGCTGCTAGTGATTTAGATAACCCTACTTTTGTGGAATCTGGATTTACTATCACACCTACTATTGCTACAGATGGCACAGGAACCTACTACAAAGTACCTTTTAAAAACTTAACGAGTGTAGCCAGTAAAGTTATTGTTGGTTTTAAATATACATTCGACGTTCAACTACCTACTACTTATTACAAACTAGATCCTAACGGAGTACAAACAGATTACACAGCTAGTCTGACCGTAGCAAGAATGAAATTTTCTACAGGTTTGTCTGGGATATTAGGTTTTAAATTAAAACGAAATGGTGCTGCTGAATATAACGATGTGCAGCCTATACCACTAGCTAATTTCTATTTAGCTAATGACGTACCTCTGGCAAACCAGACGGTTGTAACAGTACCTATTCACCAACGCAATACAAACTTTGAATTAAAAGTTTTTAGCGATTCACCATTCCCTGTTTCATTGGCTTCGATGATGTGGGAAGGATATTACTCACCACGTTTCTACAGGAGGGCATAAATGAGTGGAGGTCGAAGTCAACAAAACAAAATTATTGAACATCAAAATGAACAGATCCAAAAGCAATATGAATCGGATCTAAAGAATTATGAGTTTCAATATGGTTTAGAGAAAGATGCTGATGGCAATTTTGTACAACTTTTTGATGATGATGGATCAAAATCTGGTGTATTAAATAATCAATACGAGTATCAAGTTGAATCTTTAAATTTAAGAAAACAAGCTGATCAAGAAACTAGAGATTATCAAGAAGAGACTGCCAACCAAAACTGGGAACAAGGCAAGTCCATGCAGCAGTACCAGTGGGATCAAGAAGATAGATTATTTAGAAAGAATGCTGACCAATATACTGATCAATTAAGTTTTAATGAACTTGAATATCAAGATTCTTTAGCTAGAGAAAAAGAAGTTTTAAATGAAAGATTTATTGAAGCAGCTTTTCAAAATCAAGGTATTATTCAAGATTTATATGAAGCTACCGGTACAGCTGGTTTTAATAAAACACAAGCTAAACTAAATCTTCTTAATAGAGAAAATACTATTGAGTACCAAAAACAAAAACAACTAACCAATTTAAAACAAAGCACTAAGGGTGCTGGTTTTGCTACAGCTGGTAAGCAATTAGATATTTTAGATGGAAGAGGTAAAGGAAAATTTCAAACAGCTTCACAATATTTAGATTTAGCTTCCAAAGAAGCAAAAAATAGATTTGCAAAAGAGCGTCTTAACTTAGATACTAAAACCCAAACTCAAGCATTAGAGTTTCAAAATGAAATGCTTAGAAGGGAAAGTAATAAAGCATCTTTAGATACAGCTAAACAAATAGAAGATCAAGCAATACAAGCATTGCAAGCAAGTGGTCAAGCACAACTTACACAATCTGGTAGATCACAAGGTAAAGCTGTACAGGGAATTTTAGCTGAACTAGGTAGACAGAATAACTATTTAGCTGAAGCTCTTATAAGAGGTCAAGATGTTGCCGGTGCAAGAATGAAGCAAAACAGAATAAATGCTTTAAATACTGTACAAAGAGCAGCTTTAGCTGAACAACAAATTAACTTTAGTACTATTGAAAACGTTACTAAAGCAATGCTTAATGTTGGAGAAATTAACCGAGGTTTAAAATTTAGTGATGCTAGAGGTCAAATTAGTCTTGACGAAATACAACAAGGCGTCATGAATAATGTTGAGAATGCAAGTCTTGATGTACGTAAATTAGAAGATGAACTTACAGCTGCACAAACTGATACTGGATTAAGTCTTAAGAAAATGGAATTTGATTTAGACATGCTTGGTTCAAGGTTTAAAACAAATCAAGACATACTTAAGACACAACTAGAAAGTGCTGTAAAAACTTCTGAAATGAATATGAAGGATATATACAGAGCTAAAACACAAGCAGATCTTAACGCTGAAGCAAGAAGAATGTTAGATCCTTCTCAAGGTAGAAACTTAGTAGATCTAGAAAACTTTAGACCTATTGAATTACCTGATGCTATATATCAAGATCCAATGGCTCCAGAAGTTGGACCACCTCCAATAAAAGGT